ACAGAAAAGCAAGGTATCCAAGTAACTCTCGAAATGGATCTAGGCACAGTTTTAAGTAATCAGCGACAAGTTCTATCAGATTTAGCAGTCAATGAATATAAAGCTGAACACATTATGTGGCTTGATAGTGATATGACATTTCCTGAAGATGTTATTATTCGCTTACTAGAGCATCGCAAGCGTGTAGTGTGTGCAACCTATTCTAAAAGAGTAGAACCATTTCATCCTACAGCATTTTACAATATAGACCCAGTAGAGCCAGTGGACACCGACGGGCACGGATTAGTTCAAATAAAATATGCAGGTATGGGTTGTATGTTAGTCAAAGCAAGTATAATGGATGAAATTCCAAGTCCACACTTTCCTTTAAAGTGGCATGCGCCTAGTTCAACTTGGCATGGTGAGGATATGGGTTTTTGTGATTTACTTGCACACAACGATATAAAACTATTCTGTGACTTAGATCTTAGTCGGGAGATTGGGCATTTAGGGACACGAGAATATCGTGTGAATCAGGCAAACTAACAAAAAACGCACACCATCGGTTTAGTTTTTTAAGATTGATTCCAGCTGATATATGATACTCTGGATATAGGTTTGAGCTTAAGATATTTCTCATATTAGCACCATCAAATATAGTGCTCATGACAAGTCTGCTTTTTAAATTATCATCTAGCAATACACTATTGAGTAATGGATGATACCACATTTCTTCATGTATCAATCGACGAAGTTCTAAATACCAGCGTTCGGTATAATTAATAGAATTTTTATAAAGTTTGTTTAAGAGGGGATTGTTAAGCCAAGGTGCCCAACAATGTTGGTATTCTATCTGGTGGTGGGGACCTGTATATACGTCTAGTAATTTTTTACTCGGTGCTTTGATTACTCTTAACATTATCCAACAATCCCTTGAGAGTTTCTTTGAACCCTCTACTACTAAACATCTTTGCAGTATTACGATGTAACGGCTGTGGCCATTCCCACATGTTAACCCAACAATAGCCTGCGCTTTCGCTATCTATTAATGGAACAAATTCGTCTTCACACAATATTAGATAGCTAACATGTCTAAATCTTTTATCTCTAGTGGTAAAAGTATACACATGACTAATTGCAATAGTATTAGGCACTCCAGGAAAACCAAGTTCTTCGCAGAGTTCTCTTTTCAATCCGTTTAAATCGCCTTCGTCACCTTCAAGCTTGCCGCCCCAAATTCCCCAACACATACTGTGAGTCTCAGATGGGCTACGCAATTGCATCATTGCTCTGTTTGTTTTCTTACTTACGATTAATGCGCCAACAGCTCTCATATACTTCTTAGTTAGTTGACCACTCGCCACCAGCCTTGTTCGAATATACCTTCAACTGCTAATACCCAATCCTTACCATTGAAATATAATTTTTTCATAGTATTAGCATTGGTAGTATATCCTGTTGTATTAACAGCACGGGAGTTAAAACTAACAATCCATTGGCTACCATTATATTCAATGATGTCATTGGTAACTGCATCAACGTCACTCCACAATCCATTTTTAATAATATCACCTGCTAGTAAGTAGCGTTGTCCCAACATTGACACAGGAATGTTGCTGTTGCCTGGGGCACTCTTGGCTGGATCAATAATACCATTGACCATTGGAACAGTATCATTTGGTAAAGTGCTATTATCCATAGTATAGGAAACTACATTCTCATTTCCAGGAATAGTTGACACTCTGAGTATGATTTCATTTGGATCTAAGACATCTCCTAGTTTTAATCTAATTTCAGTAATGCCATTTCTAATACCACCATGTAACTCGAAGTGATCCTTCCAACTTAGATTTGCACCTGTGCTATTGTTGTTATCTCTTGCGGTGTTATCCTTGTTAAGCAATCTAATAAAGTCCTGCGTTACTTCAATATGTCTATCTTCAAAGGTAATCCATTCTCTACTGTTTGCAGTTTGCTCATTGAGGATAATATTATCAATAAATGTTGCTGGATCTATTGGATTGTAAGAAGTGTTAAGGCTAGCAAGAATACTGTGAATAAGCACTTGACGCTTGACCTTAGCAGGTGGCGTTAAGAAGATTGGCAGGGAAAAGATTAAACTTGCGACATCTATAATATCGTCTGTTCCTTGCGGAATACTACGAGCGGTCCATGTTATGTTTACAAGTTCCACCACTGCCAAACTAGTCCAGTCATATGGATTCTGACTGCTTTGTAAGTTAATACTAGGATTGAACAATAACAGTATTTGTTCAAGTAGTTGTAATTTCTGTTCGGTGTTACTGGTCCAAATGTCCACATTGATTGTTAAGTCAAAAGGAATAGGAGCATGTCGTTCTAGCGTATATGTTTCACCGATGCTATCTAAGATGTTACCTTGAGGGTCTACAGCCTTTTCATAAATTTGAACAGCATCTTGGTGAGTAGGATTCATTCTGCGTTCGGCACTAGGAACTAGTTCGGCAATATAACAACTAATTGCTGGAACACTTAAAATAGTGTTCTCGCTGTTTTTACGAAGTATGTGTTGACTCATACGGTTTGTATCCCCGTAACGCACAGGAACCTGGTGGTAATAATCATCACCATTGGCATCCTTGCCCATCTTAACACTGAAGCCGCCAAATACACGCATAAACTGAAGTAACCAGCGTCTTATTTGTTGATCATAAAAATATTGTTGACTCATTAATTATCTGCCTTAGGTTTTGTAAACACCTTGCTTAGTGGTTGACGCTGAGGAACGGAATTAACATTACCACCAGCACCTTGTGTTGTAGTAGTATTTGTATTGTTAATAAAGTTGCCAGCATTGACTGTATTGTTAGCCCATTGCATTTCGTTTAGGTTATCCATAACTCTATGCCATTTATTTCCGCGGTAAACAAATAGTCTTGTTGGAGTAAAATCTGCTCTTTGGAATAGCGTACCTTGACCTGGATTGTCGGGGAAAGTTAATCCGCTATCAACACCAGTATGGTCAACTGAGTTTTCTGGAGTTGCTACATGTATAATGTTAGTACCTTCTCCGCTCATTACATTGATTACTGGAACATTTGTAATTGCATCTAATGGAGTACTTAGATAGCCAGTGTTTGGAGTAATCACTTTAGCAGATTCTACAATAGCATTGCTAATTTGAATTTCTCGGTTATATGTGCTTAACGCATTTTTCAAGCTATCTTCATCTTCTGGATTACCTAAAATACTACGATACTCTTGTGCATCATTCATTGGTGCTACTTTAATGCGCCATAGATGCGGCCACCAAGTTGGGCCAAAACCTTCAGCGGCCCTTGCGGCGTCTTGTACAACATAAAATTTGTTAATGCTTTTGGCATTAGCATCTAATAACAAGTCATCATTTAAGTGTGGTAGTTCAACTACATCGCCAGGCATTAATTTTCTACCTAGTAACTTAACCATTTCATTTGTATGGAATGTAATGAATAGCGTATCTGAGTTTAAGAATAAACCAAATTGGCTTAGATCAAAGTCTTGATCGCTTACATTGTAAACACCACGCAACTCGTAAATTGTAGTGTCATATACACGATCGCGGTTTTCTATAAAAAGCAAGTCTTGAATGTCTAATTCTGAAATTTCAGCTTGGGCCGCCAAATTTGGCTTGGCAGGATCAGATCCATCCTCCACAGCCGCTGGCCCAAGATATTTGTGAATCAGCATGCTAGTTCCGCTGGCATCTACCATGTCTCGGATCACACGGTCCTGATAGTAAAAATCATTAGTTTTGGCGTTTTTCCAAAGCGATATTCTTGGCATAATTTCCTCAGGTCCATAAAGGACCTATTCTGTTGTGTTATTTACCGCTTAGATGCCACTTGACAGGTTCGCGCAGATAAGTTATACTATATCTGTTCACCACTACATTTGGAGTAAAAATGGCTACAGCAACTAAAAAAGCACCTGCAAAAACTCGCATTACTAAAAAGCAAGTTGTTGCACATAGGACCAAGTCTGCTAGGGACTATAGCCCAGTCTGGGATGGCGCCCAGGAATGGGATGGAGCCAAATTTACAGGCCACTTCCGTAAAGCAATGGAATACTATCGACTTGAGTCGGGTGTAAAAGAGTTGCGTATTAAAGTAGTAGAATGGATGGAACTTAATGAATGCCCTAAAGCAGAAATTGCAGAATTTCGCAAGTTAAAAGATGGCCGCATAAATTTAACTTTGTGCGGAGTAGTAGCCTGTCTGTTACGAGGTATGCCAGAAGTACATGGTGGATTCAGAGACGGTAAAGATACCACTGTATGGGTGCGTGACGAAATTGAGAAATGTATTATCTCTGGACGCAACGATATTGAAGACGAGCCACCTAAAGAAGGCCAGCCTGTTGTTAAAAAAGAAACAATACAGGACCGTCTTGCTGAAAAGTTTAGCGAAGCAATGGGCGAAATTGAAGGCGCCATTGACGACTTTGTAACCGAAGGTAAAGAATTTTCTACCTACAAATTCCTGCAAACGCAAAACATTGCAGTCCAGTATGTTTCTAAAGTTGCAGAAATTATACAACCCAAAATTGATGAGATGAATGAATTGCTAGAAGGCAAAGACAGCCAACTCATGGAAGCATACAAGCACCTGGGAAGGCGAGATGTAAACAAGCTCATTAAATTTTATGAAGCTATTATCAATGATGCAAGTGCATACAAGACTAGCAAAATTGCAACACGGGCTAAACCTAAGCGTAAGCCAGTGCCGCCTGAAAAGCAAGTGCGTGGACTCAAGTTCCTTAAAGAATTTGCAGAGCTTGGACTTAAGAGTATTGCCCCAACTGACATTCTTGAGACAAGTGAGCTTTGGGTTTACAATACCAAGACTCGTAAAATTGGTCGCTTTGTAGTACCAATGCATGGTGATATGGCTATTGGTAAGCTAGGTGTTAAAGGTAGTGCAATTACAGGATATGATGAATTGCGTAGTACTTGTAAAACCCTGCGTAAGCCAGCAGAGAAACTTGCAGAATTTAAAACACAAGGTAAACCGGGCTTGCGTAAGTTTATGGACACCATTAAAAGTGTAGAAACCAAGCTAAAAGGCCGAATTTCACCGGAAACTATCCTACTCCGTGCTATCAAGTAACTTTTAAATAAGTGTCTCCGGTAAATACTATTGGAGACACTTATGGCAGAAGATACAAAAACATCAGAACGATCAAAGGTACAGCGATACATTGAGCTTATGCTTGGTGGTGGCATGGTTGATATCGAATTAGATAAAGAACACTATGACATTGCCATTGATAAGTCAATTGCACATTATCGACAGCGTAGTAGTCGTGCAGTAGAAGAAAGTTTCATGGTTCTAAATTTACAGAACGGTGAAAGCACATACTATCTGCCTAAGGAAATCACTGAAGTTACCAATGTTTATAGAGCAAGTGTAGGCGGTATTGGAACTACTGCTACTAACTTTGAACCATTTGAAGCCGGTTACCTTAACATGTATTTGTTAAATGCCGCCAGGGGACAAGGTTTAGCTACATTTGATTTGTATATGGGACAGCGTAAATTACTTGGCTATTTCTTTGGCGCATACATGATGTACACATGGATCAGTGAAACCAAGCGTTTAACATTGCATCGTAATGTCAAAGGTGATGAACCAGTTATTTTACACACTTATAACTATCGTCCAGAAGAATCATTGTTAGCTGATTCACATTGTGCCCAATGGCTAAAAGATTACAGTTTAGCAAATGCCAAGATGATGCTAGGGCAAGCCCGTAGCAAGTTTGCCAGTTTAGCAGGCCCTCAGGGTGGCGTACAATTAAATGGTAATGACCTTATTACGCAGGCCAGCGCCGAACTAGAAAAGCTTGAAGACGACTTGTCTAAATACTCCGATGGTGGTACACCATTGGGCTTTATATTTGGTTAATTAATTCTTGCAATTAAATTGCAGTCGTGTTAATATAGCGCATGACTACAAAAATCATTGGCATCTGCGGTTTTATAGGTTCTGGCAAAGACACAGCCGCAGACTACCTAGTTAATTTCCACGAGTTTCGCAGAGACTCATTTGCCTCTACACTCAAAGATGCAGTTGCCGCAGTTTTTGGTTGGGACCGAGAACTACTCGAAGGCCGTACCAAGCAAGCCCGAGAATGGCGCGAACAAGTAGACCCGTGGTGGAGCGAGCGCCTAGATATGCCAAACCTAACTCCACGCTGGGTATTACAATGGTGGGGTACTGAAGTATGCCGTAAAAGCTTCCATGATGACATTTGGATTGCTAGTTTAGAAGCCCGTTTGCGTAACAGTCAAGACAATATTGTTATTAGTGATTGTCGTTTTCCAAACGAAATTACTGCAATTAAAAAAGCAGGTGGAAAAGTAATTTGGATCCAGCGTGGCGAGTTACCTAGCTGGTACAATGTAGCAGTATCTGCAAATGCAGGGTTTAAAGCAGATCAAGATAAGCTCAAAGAACTAAGTATTCATGCTAGCGAAACTGCCTGGGTTGGCACAGTATTTGATGCAACAATTGGAAACAATGGCACAGTTGATCAGCTTTACAAACAGCTTGCGGCGATTGTCCAGTAAAACAGTAAAACACCATATTCCACTAAATAGGTTCACTTTTCTACTTTATAGCTAAATATCTTCATGAAGGGCATGAGAATCCCTTAAGATTACGGAGATATTATAATGGCTCAGCTAGTTTCCCCAGGCGTAAGTGTATCGATCATCGATGAAAGCGCATACGCATCTGCAGGCACTGGTACTGTACCTGTTATTGTTTTAGCGACTGCTTCTAACAAGAAAGCACCAGACGGAACAAGTGCAACATACACTACAGCACCATTTG